TCCCCATACCTTGGGAGAACTATAGTAACTCTATGTTACTCACTGGTGATGAGGGATTAAAAGTTATTAAAACAAAACTCTATAAAATAATTGATGTTTAATAAAAAAAACACTTGACTTGTATAGTAAAAGTGTTGTATATTTAGGTATGGAAAATGGGGATAGTACAACCATTTTCAAAACAAAATAGTAAAGGTTATAAATGAAAGTAATAGAAAAAAATTCTCGTGAAGTTATAGTAGTCCAGGAATCAGAATACAAAGACAATACATTTGTTGATATCAGAGTTCATGGTAAAAATGATAACGATGATTTAATACCAACCAAGAAAGGTGTAGCATTAAATCCAAAGTTTGTCCCACAATTGATTGAGGCACTATTAGAACTTGCAGAAGAAAAGAACTGGGAAAATTTTAAAACTAATTAAAATAAAATTGGTGTTTTCACTTTTAGTTAGATACTTATTTTTGGTTACAGAAGTAACTAAACAATGAATAATAACAAAATAACAAATAAACTTAAGGAGAAACAACATGGCTCTTAATTTAGACCAAATCAGAAATCGTCTTAATTCACTTCAGACAACAACCTCAAGAACTAATAATATGTACAAACCACAACCTGGTAAACAAGTTGTTCGTATATTACCTTATAAGTTCGCTAATGATGCAACTGTAGCAGGTGCTTTTATTGAGCAGTATTTTCACTATGATATCAATAAGAGAACTTATCTTTCACCGATTACTCATGGTAATCCAGACCCTATTCAAGAGTTTGCAGAAAGACTAAAGTCTACTGGTAGTCGTGAGGATTGGAATCTGTCTAAAAAACTCACTCCGAAACTTCGTACATTTGCACCTGTAGTAGTTCGTGGAGAAGAGGGAGAAGGTGTTCGTTTCTGGGGATTCGGAAAGATGGTGTATGAAGAATTACTATCTATCTTAGCAGACCCAGACTATGGTGACATCACAGACCCAGTAAGTGGTAGAGATGTTCAAGTTGAAGTCAAAATGCCAGAAGAGACTGGTAAGTCATATCCAACAACAACGATTAGGGTAAAACCAAATCAAACTCCAGTATCATCTGATGAAACTCAAATGAAAAATTGGGTTGAGAATCAAACTGATATGAAAGAAATCTTTACAGAAAACACATATGATGAACTGAAAGAGATTCTTCAAAATTGGTTGAATCCAAGTGATGATACTCAAGAAGAGAGTGTTGGTATTGAAGAAGACACAACTGAGACAACTCCAGAAGAGAAGTCTTCTACTACTAAAGTCACAAATGTAAGTGACGCATTTGACGAATTGTTTAATTCTTAAAATACAATACAATATAGAGTGGGCAGTGTTTACTGCGAGAAACTACATAGTACGAGATACTAACTGCCCACTTCTTTAAAACAGAGGAAAATTTATGAAAATAAAAGAGACTGTAAGGGATGAACTTGCTAATGTTCTTGCCGATAAGTTAAATAAGCAGTTTAAGGATGGAAAAGTCGCATACTTTCTTGATGGGGCTACTGAATCACCATCTTCAATTAAAGACTGGGTTTCTACTGGGTCATCAATGTTAGATTTAGTAATATCTAACCGACCAAATGGTGGATTACCCGTTGGAAGAATAACAGAGGTTACAGGTCTTGAAGCATCTGGAAAATCATTGTTAGCAGCACATACTCTTGCAAACACCCAAAAACGAGGTGGTGTTGCAGTTTATATAGATACAGAGAGTGCGGTTAGTCATGACTTCTTAGAAGCAATAGGCGTTGATTTAGAAAAAATGTTATATGTTCCACTTGATACAATTGAGGATATATTCTCTGCAATAGAGCATATTATTGATACGATTCGTACTTCAGATAAAGATAGGTTGGTTACAATTGTGGTTGATTCAGTAGCTGCCGCATCAACGAAAGTAGAAATGCAAACAGACTTTGATAAAGATGGATACGCAACAACTAAAGCAATAGTCATCTCAAAGGCAATGAGAAAAATAACTAATCTCATAAGTCGTGAAAATATATGTCTCTTGTTTACAAATCAACTTAGACAGAAGATGGGTGTTATGTTCGGAGACCCTTGGACAACAAGTGGGGGGAAAGCTTTAGCATTTCATTCTTCTGTTCGGTTGAGATTAAAGAACCTTGGTCAGATAAAACAGAAAGTATCTGGACAAGACCAAACAATTGGTATCAAAACCAAATGTCAAGTAGTTAAGAATAGGATGGGGCCTCCAATGAGACACGCAGACTTTGATATCTACTTTGACTCTGGTATTGACGATGTTGGTAGTATATTAAAGGTTCTTAAAAACTATAAACTTGTCAAGTCTGGAGGAGCATGGTATACATTGAAATACAATGATGAAGATATCAAGTTTCAAGCAAAAGACTTTGAAGAAGTTTTAAACAGAGATGGTATGAAAGACTATTTGTATGATTTGATATGTGAAAAACTTATCATGAAGTATAAAGAGAAACCAGATTATACTATTGGAGAGAATGTAGAATATGATAACGAAGTAGAGGGATAGAATATGCCAAAGAACTATTTGGAAATGTTCAATGACCTCGTAGAAGAAAAAGAACATCAATCAAAGTTTTCAGATAAGAACGACAGAATACTTTTAATAGATGGACTAAATACTTTTATCAGAAACTTCTCTGTTAATCCAACTACTAATGACGATGGTACTCATGTTGGTGGTTTAGCAGGTTCTCTCAAATCAATCGCATTAGCAATCAGAACAACGACACCAACTGCTTGTGTCGTTGTTTTTGATGGTAAAGGTGGTTCTACTAAAAGAAGAAAATTATTTCCTACCTACAAAGCAAACAGAAAAGTACATCGTAGATTAAACCGAACTGATTTCCATGATGGTATTGATGAGGGGGAAGCAATGAAAAGACAAATTGTTAGACTCTTTGAATACTTAGAATCACTTCCCATAAAAACTATGATGTTTGATGGTATGGAAGCAGACGATGTAATAGGTTACATATGTTCTAATCTATATCCAGATTCTGAAAAAGTAATATACTCAAGTGACAGAGATTTCATTCAGTTAATTGATGATAAAATTACAATATGGAATCCTATTAAAAAGATGACACAAGATGAAAATTGGGTAGAACATGAATTTGGAATGTCTCCAAGAAACTATTTGATTTACAGAACAATGGATGGGGACAAATCTGATGACATAGATGGAGTCAAGGGTTGTGGTTTTAAAACTCTTCAAAAAAAACTACCTCTTTTGTTTGAAGAAGAGATAGTTAATATAGAAGATGTTCTTAAATATTCAGACGAACATAAATCAGAAGCAAAGGTTTTAGAAAACATATCTAATGAAAGTGATAAACTACACAGAAATTATGAACTTATGCAATTATTAGATGTTGATATTCCAACAACTGCAAAATCTAAGATTAGAAGTATAATGGACTCTAATGACGCTGGACTTCGTAGAGGTAGTATCAATCAAATGCTTTTGGAAGATAAAATGTTTGGAGCATTTAAGAATCTTGATTATTGGATTAGGTCTTCATTCACAACCTTACAAGCATTTTTGAGTTCTAAATGAGTCAAGTAGAAACTTTTACTAACTACGGAAAAGCATTTCAATCAAAGACAATTGTCTGTTTAATTAAAGACAAACTATTCATTCAACAGATTATGGACATTCTGGAAACAAAGTATTTTGAGTCCGATTCTGATAGGTGGATTGTTGATATGATAAAGAACTACTTTACAAAGTATAAGAAAGTTCCAACTATGGATGCAATCAAAGTAGCATTATCTGAAATTGATAATGAGATTTTAAAAGTAGGTGTAGTGGAGAACTTAAGGAACGCAACAAAGTATGTTAATGCAGATGATTTAGAGTTTGTCAAAGAGAAGTGTATTGACTTCTGTAGAAATCAGAATCTAAAAAATGCAATATTACAATCTGTTGATTTACTTGGTAATGGTAATTACGATGGTATCAAAAAGTTGGTTGATGATGCGATGAAAGCAGGTACTGAAAGAGATATAGGTCATGACTATAAGATTGATATTGATGTGAGGTTTGAAGAGTCAGCAAGAAAATGTGTTCCGACAAGTTGGGATAGTGTGAATGAGTTAATGGCAGGTGGATTAGCAGCAGGAGAACTTGGAGTGGTTGTGGCACCAGCAGGTATTGGTAAGTCTTGGGGACTTGTCGTATTAGGTGCAGCAGCAGTCAAGAAAAAACTAAATGTAATTCATTACTCTTTAGAGTTAAATGAATCTTATGTTGGTTTAAGATATGATGCATCTTTTACTGAGATAGCAATGCAAAACTTGAAATGGGAAAAAGAAACAATAGAAAAGAAAGTAAAGAAATTACCAGGTAACTTGGTACTAAAGTATTTTCCAACAAGAACGGCAACTGTAAATTCTCTATCAGCACATATTGAGAAAACAATATTAGCAGGATATCAACCAGATATGATTATCGTTGACTACGCAGATTTACTTAGAGATATATCTTCTTCTAAAGAACACAGACACGCACTCGGTAACATCTATGAAGATTTGAGAGGTTTAGCAGGAACATATGAAATACCAGTATGGACTGCTTCACAAGCAAATCGTTCATCATTAGAGGAAGATGTTATTGATGCTTCAAAGGTAGCAGAGGCATATAGTAAAGTAATGACCGCAGACTTTGTAATGAGTCTGAGTCGTAAGGTCAATGATAAGATTTCTGGAACTGGTAGATGGCACATAATCAAGAATCGTTTTGGACCAGATGGTATGACTCTACCTTGTAAGATGGATACATCTAATGGTCAGATATTCATCTATGAAGAGAGTTCACATAGTGGACAAGAACAACAAGGTAAGATGAATCAAGGTTCAGAATTTGTCAGAAAAGAATTAGCAAAAAAATTCAGTTCAATGGGGTAAATAGTTTACCAAAATATATGAATATAAAACTAATTAAAGTAGGAAACAAAAATATTTTAAATAAATTTTACGGAGAATTTTAGAGATGGAGAAGTTTACATTATCAGATAACTTTATTGAAAAGTATAAGAGAAAGAAAGCTCCTTTTGGTTTTAATGGTTTAGGTGAATTAGTTTACATGAGAACCTATTCAAGAATTAAAGAAGATGGAAAAAACGAAAAGTGGTGGGAAACAATTAAAAGAGTCGTAGAGGGAACTTACTCCATGCAAAAAAAATGGATTGACTCTCATGGATTAGGGTGGAATCCCTGGCAAGCACAAAAATCGGCACAAGAAATGTATGACCGAATTTTTAATATGAAGTTCTTACCGCCAGGTCGTGGTTTGTGGGCAATGGGAACACCAATCACAGAAGAAAAAGGATTATATGCCGCCCTAAACAATTGTGCATTTGTATCAACAGAAACACTAAAAGATGACTACTCAAAACCTTTTACATTCTTGATGGACGCAAGTATGTTAGGTGTTGGTGTTGGTTTTGACACAAAAGGTGCTGGACAAATAATAGTCAAGGGTGTAAAGAAAGATAGAGATGAACAAGTATTTGAAATACCAGATACGAGAGAGGGATGGGTTGAATCACTTGGGATGTTATTAGAAAGTTACTTTCATGGTACTGCCCCAGTAGAGTTTGACTATCAAAAGATAAGACCAGCAGGAGAACCAATAAGTGGTTTTGGTGGTGTATCAAGTGGTCATGAACCATTAATGGAAGTACACGAAGCAGTAAGAAAAGTACTTGAGAGTAATACTGGTAAACCAATCACAATAACAACAATCGTAGACATTATGAATTTAATTGGTAAATGTGTTGTAGCAGGTAATGTAAGAAGAACCGCAGAAATTGTATTTGGTGACCCACATTCAGATGAATATTTAGATTTAAAAAATTACAAAGTAAATCCACATAGAGACCAATATGGTTGGACAAGTAATAACTCGGTTTTTGCAGAACTTGGTATGGACTACACAGAAATAGCAGAGAGAATTGTGGATAATGGAGAACCAGGTTTAGCATGGTTAGACAATATGAAGAAGTATTCTCGTATGAAAAATGGTGGAGATTGGAAAGACCACAGAGTAGCAGGTGGTAATCCTTGTTTAGAACAATCTCTGGAGTCATATGAGTTATGTTGTTTAGTAGAGACATTTCCTGCTAATCATGATTCATTAGAGGACTATAAGAAAACATTAAAGTATGCTTATCTCTATGCAAAAACGGTAACACTT